CAACGGGCTTGCCCCCCCCCGCGGGTTGGTATTCCACCCGGCGGGGGATTTTTTATGCCGTCTTGTTGTCATCCTGCGGCGCTTCTTGCTTCTCTTTTGGCGTCAACACAAGCTCAATTCCTCTGCGGCCCAGGATGTCATTCATAACCTCTACTACATAGTGCGGATCAAACATAGCCATAGAAACGCCTCCTTCACTCAATGATATGACGGGCTGTTTGTCCACTTTTACAGTTGGCTTTTACCTTCTCCCTACGCTGAATCCTGCTCCGTGCTTGCACCTCCCTGCGCCCTGTGGTAGAATATAGGCGGAGAAGGGAGGTGAAAAGATGTCTGATGACCTGGTTTGCGATTTAGCTATTGCATATGTTCAGGTAAAATTGTCCTATCATCAGAAGGATCATCCCGAAGACAACGGGTACTCTAATGAAATTCGCCAGTTTCTGAAATGGTATCACTTTGCCAGACTGCAAATTCCAAAAGAAAATGCGGATATTGATCTAAGCGCATTAGAATAGCTTACACTTTGGCCTTCAACATGGAGCACTCCAAAATGGAATTAGCTTTGTTGAGGGCCAATTTTGCGTCATAATATGTGCATCCACTTTTACTGAGGACATCCACCAGTTCCTCGGCAACGATGTTAACGAACTTTTCCCATTTGCTTGCCGTCGTTCCCGTCTCCTCTAGATAGTCAAAATGATTTACCATTTCCGCTCACCCCCTCTCCGCCTTGTCGGGCACGGTCACGCGCTGTCCTGCTCCGCCCGGGCGAACAAATACTCTAACCGCAAACCAGGGAACAGAGCATCCCGAAGTTTGATTGCTTCACTGATTGAAAATTCTGTGGAATCATTCAGCTTGTTTGTGACTGTCTTGCTGGAGCAACAGAGGATGGTCTGAATATCTGTGTTTGATACGCCAAACCGAGCCATCTCCGCAGATAGGTTCCTCAAATTAATCACCTCCATCTTGCGCAATTGCGCTTACCTTGATGCTATTATAGCGCAGCTGCGCAAGATGTCAACCCCATTTCTCAAAAATTTTCGCAATTGAGCAAAAAAATATTGACACCGCTGTTTTTGTGGGTTAATATCAGTTGTGAAAGGAGGTGTATATTGTGACTGTAGAAGAACAATTAAAGTCAGAAATTCTGAGTAGATACAAAAGCATTGCCGCATTTACTTCGGCAATCGGTGTCCCAAATTCCACGCTTAATTCTGTATTTAAGCGTGGAATATCGAATGCTGGTATCTCAACAATGATAAAAGTTTTTGATGCATTGGATTTGGATGTTGAAAGCATACAAACCGGAACATTAGAAAAGAAACAATCTTGCATTAAAAGTCATTGTCAAACAATTGAAACGAAACTAGGGGAATTATCTGTTGAGGAACAAACCCACATAAAAAAATACCGCCTCCTCGACCCATACGGGAAGGAAGCGGTGGACGGTGTTCTGGATGTGGAATCCCGGCGGTGTCAGGAGGAGCGGGACAAGCAAGCCGCCATCCTGCGGGAACAGCGGGAGCAGTCGGAGGCGGCGGAGGAGATCGCGCCGGACGCTTCTGAAATGCTGGTCTATATCAATCCTGCGGCAGCTGGTACGCCGCTGTACGCTGAGAGTGATTTTGAGCGGCTGACGTTTCCGGCGGACAAAGTGCCGCGCGGGGCTGATTTTGGGATTAGGATTTCCGGCCGGTCTATGGAGCCAACGGTTATGGATGGTTCTATCGCCTGGGTGCGCAAACGGCAGGAAATTCCGAACGAGGCAGTAGGTATATTCATGCTGAATGATGCCGCCGTGTGTAAGCGGTTCTTCAAAAAAGATAACGGCTCTGTTCAGCTGAAATCAGACAATCCCGATTTCCCTGATGTGCCTGTGACAGAATTTGATAATTTTGTGCTGGTTGGGGAAGTTATTGGAACTGTGTAGTCTATCCGCCAGGGACGGAAAAATAGAGAGGAGAATGTACCATGAAACGGATAATAACTGCTTTCATCGCATGTATGCTGCTTACCTGTACCGCTGGTGCGGTAGACCTCTATGTAGACACAAACAAAGTAGCCACGGATACTCCGCCGGCGATTGTGGAAGGCCGTACGTTGGTGCCAGTCAGGGCAATCTTCGAGGCGATCGGAGCAACCGTGGAGTGGGACAATTCCACCAGAACAGCCTCAGGCGAAAAAGACGGAACTATCGTATCCATTCAGATCGACAATACTACGGCTTATGTCAACGGGGAAGCCAGGACGCTTGACGTTCCTGCGCAGCTTATCAACAACCGCACAATGGTTCCGGCCCGGTTTATCTCCGAGGCCATGGGGTGCGATGTGACATGGTATCAGAAGACACAGACTGTTGGTGTAGCCGACAAAGTAAAGGGCCAGCATATATATGTGACGGAAACCGGAAAAAGATACCATTTCAGCGGGACATGCAACGGCGGTACATACTATGAGGCTACGCTGGCTGAAGCTATGGGGCGCGGATTGGAGCCCTGCGATAAATGTGTACTGGTAAATGGCGATCCTAACGTTATTACTGTGCCTGATGGAAAATACAAAACCACTGTGCTCAGGGTTGTAGATGGAGACACCTTTGTTGTTAATTATAACGGAATAGAAGAGAAGGTCCGTTTGATCGGTGTAGATACTCCTGAAAGCGTTCATCCTGATAGTAGCAAAAATACGGCGGTAGGTGTACTGGCATCTGAGTACACAAAGGAACGGCTGGAAGGGAAAGAAGTTGAACTGGAATTTGATGTGCAGCAACGAGATTTATACGGCCGACTTCTGGCATATGTTTATGTTAATGGGGTAATGTATAATAAGACGCTTTTAGAGGACGGCGTGGCAAATTTAGCTACATATCCTCCAAATGTCAAATATGTGGATGATTTTACAGAAATTATAAATACACGAAACAGAGAAAACAATAAGGACTTATCTGATATACCCTCCTGGCTGTTAGATGACGCACCAATCACACCACCTAGCGGGAACTCCAACAATTTCAATATTTATGACAATGAGGATCAGCAAAAAACAACCTATAGTTATGTGCTGAATAGTGGGACAATGAAGTTTCACAAACCTAGTTGTAACTCTGTAAAAAAGATAGCTCCAGACAATTATTCTACATATGAAGGGACCCGAGAAGAAGTTATTGCCAAGGGCTATGATCCTTGTGGAAACTGCCATCCGTAAATAAAAAACACCGCCCCCGGCGCTGACGCACCGTGGGCGGTATAGAGGGCAGAAGTCTTGTCGGACGATCTGCCCTCTTATTACATCAGAATAGGAGGAGAAAATCCCGTGAAACGCGTCTTTTTGTACGCCCGTGTCAGCACTGAGGAGCAGGCGATCCACGGCCTGTCCATCGAGGCACAGACCGCCGCGCTAGAGGAATGGGCAAAAGAGAACAAGCACAAGGTTGTCGGCGTATATATAGACGCCGGTATCTCTGCGCGAAAGCCAGCATCCAAACGGCCAGAACTCCAGCGGCTCTTGCAAGATGTCCGTACAGGCGCCGGGGATCTGATTGTTTTCACAAAATTGGACCGCTGGTTCCGCAACATTGCGGAATACTATAAGGTCCAGGAGGTCCTGGAGAAACACCACGTGGATTGGAAGACCATCCACGAGGACTATGACACCACCACCGCCTCCGGACGACTGAAGATCAACATCATGCTCTCTGTTGCACAGGATGAGGCGGACCGGACGGGAGAGCGAATTAAGGCTGTGTTTGAAAACAAAATCAAAAAAGGGGAGGTTGTCAGCGGCAAGGTTCCTCTCGGGTATAAAATAGAGGGTAAGAAGCTGGTGCCAGACCCAGAAACCGTCCCGGTTGCACAGGATATTTTCAAGCAGTATACCGTGATACGGTCAATCAATTCCTTGCGAAAATATATATTGGATCAATACGGCATGGCGTATTGGCCGAACGGGCTCAAACTTCTTCTGCAAAACGAGCGCTATATAGGACGCGCCCACGGGCAGGACGATTTCTGCCCTCCAATCATTGATTACGAGCAATTTCAGCTGGTGCAGAACATTATGGAGCAGCGGGCGCAGCGCAATTCGGTTCGTTCGGATCGTATATACCTGTTTACCGGGCTGGTCTATTGCGCGGAGTGCGACAACCGCCTCAGCTCGCAGACGATCAGGGGAAAATACATCTACTATCGGTGCACGAGAAGCGAAAAGCTCAATCTATGCCCCCACAAAAAACGCACAAGCGAGCTTATCCTTGAAAAATGGCTTTTGGAAAATCTGGTTTCCAGCTGCGAAGAATATAATTTGTCCGTTATGAAAAAGGCATCTGTCAGCCGCGTACCAGTCAATCAAGAAAAAATAAAGAGGAAGATGGAGAAGCTAAGAGATCTGTACCTGAATGATCTGATTGAAAAGGATGCCTACGAAAAAGAATATGTTGCGCTGCGTGATGAACTGCGATCCATTCATGCCCCGCAATTCCAGCCACCGAAAGTCGTGGATATAAAATCAATCCAGACCGTGCTGGGCGTGTATGACCGGATGAACCGGAAGGAAAAGAAGGAATTTTGGGGGCGCGTAATTGGAAAAATCGTTATAACGAAAGAGGATTATTTTTTTGTTGCAGAAGTTCGCCATAATTAAAATTGCCTGTTGGTTATTATATTTATGGATAATAAATTAGGAGGAGGGTATATACCCTCCTCCCATCTGCTACAGCTTCCTTATTACGCTGTCATAAGCGCGGCGGTTAACAAGCTGGAGGGCTTCCAGAAGACCGTCAATGACGGTCAGCACCTTCTCCGGGTCCTTACCCGCTGCGGTCCTGAGAAATTCACTGTCACCATACTGTCCCAAAACCTCCAGGTTGTCTCCCGCCGCCTCAGAGTAGGCCGCAATCTGCGGCTGCGGTGTGGGTATCCCCACCAGCTGGTTCCGGCAGGTGTAGAGTGCGGCTAGGAGCGTATACCGGCTCTCGGAGCTCTCCTGATTCTCCAGTTCAGAGATCGCCCACTCTATTTCCTTGAGATTCGGCGCGGACATGGGCGCTCCCTCCTGTCAGGCGTTCTCCATCTGGCGAATGAAGCGTTTGATTGTCTCCCGATCCTGGTCACTGGCAGAATCCAGAGCCATTTCCAGATGTTCCATCATTACACTGCGGCCATCGTCCCGGCTGTAGCGGCCACGGTTGTCCCGGCGTCTGGAACTGTACCCGTCAATACCGCCATCTCGGCTGTAATGGCCCCTGACATAGTGCTTTCCTCGATTGGCATAGCTGACGTCTCGGCCGTAGCCGCCGTCCTCCTGACTGTAACCACCCTCTTCCGCCAGCATCTCGATCTTTCCGATGTTCTTGATGGTGTCGGTGAGCTTGTGGATCAACTCCAGATCCCCGGGGCCCATGTCGGGCTTGCGGGCGATCTCCTCCAGCTCCTCGCAGAGCTTGTCCTTCAGATCATACAGTTTTTCCATATCGGTTCTCCTTTCATGCTCCAGGGGCAGCGGGTGCCGCGGGCGCGGTCCCGTTGATGCTGGGCAGATTATTGGTAGGGCACGGGCAAGCGTTGCCCAGCAGCTTGAACGTTCCGCCGGTACCGTTGGTGGACACTACAGTAGAGTACCGCGTCCGCGTGCGGATGGCGCAGGCGGTGAGCTGTGCGCAGCAGCGGTCCGTCAGCGGGTAAAGCTGGGTGCCGGTGCCGATGGTAACGAACACCGGCGCGTTGATGGTCGTGGTGTTCGGAATGGACTGCGCGACCACGATACAATACTTCTCGTGGTTTCTGTAGCTTCCGGCAGGCAGATTGATGACCAGATTGCCGCCGGTAAACGTGACCTCCTGGCTGATGAACAGCCGGTCGCAGAGCTTGCATACGGGTTTACAAGCCATAACATACCTCCTCAATGTCAGGGGCGGCAGACACGCAGTCCGCCGCCCCGAAATAATCACCCGTTATTCCGGGGAAGTTGCATTATTGCGTTCAAATGTTGCAACTGTAGTTGCAATTAAGAAGCAATATAATGCAAGTTAGCAGCCGCAGCCCTGGTTGCAACCGCAGCCGTTACCGCCCCAGCCCGCAAACTGTCCGCAGCAGTTGGTGGGGAAGTTGACGGGCGTGGGAGGCTGGACGATGTACGCTGCAGAGGGGCAGTCGTGTCCGCTCCGGCGCAGAATCTCCGCAGTGCTTGCGTCAATCATTGCGCCAAAAGCAGCCCTCTCGCTGGCCTGGCTGGCGCGGAAATCAGCCGCCTGAAGCTGCTGGCGCAGATCGGCAATGGTTTCCTTGTCCTGATTGCGCTCAAAAGCATCGAACCGAGCGATGATCCGGTCCGCATCATTATGTGCATTCTGAATAATCGCATTGGTATTGGTGGCTGCGTTGTAGTTTGTATCGCAGAATCCACGCTCAATCAGCCGGTTTGTTTCGCTTCCGCGCATTGCTGCATCGTAGTTTACCCGTTCAATAGCATTCTGCGTTTTGCAGCAGCAATCCTGCTGATTATAGCCCATTTGGTAGAGCTGCTGCATGAGCGCGGCCTGCTGCTGGGAACGGGACAGCTCTGCCTGGGAGAAGCCCTGCATGACGGTGGTGCCCAAGTTGTTGATGCTCCCCTGCATGGCGTAGAAGCCGTCGCACAGGCCCTGCCAAGTGCGCTGTACAGAGTTTTCAAGGCCTGCAAAATTAAATTCTGCGCACATATCGGCCCTGGTCAGAGCGCCGTTGGCAGCGGCCATCATGCCGCCGTTGCCCCAGCCGCCCATGCCGCCAAACATGCCGCCGCCCCACATACCGCCGCCGAACATCATGGGAAACAGGAACAGCATGATCATGGCAATCAGCATTTCGCCGAAGCCGCCGCCCCAGCCGCCGCAATTGCCGTTGTTGTTTCGGTCAGTCACCGCAGCAATATCAGCCACGGACAGGCCGTTTTCAGAACCAAGAGACATAGTTTATTCTCCTTTGTTGATGTATTTGCAAAGTCTGGCCAGACTGAATGCACGATCATTTATGGGGCAAAACGCCCATCATCTGGCGGGCAATATTTTCCGCCATGCTCCGCAGCTGATTATACTGATCCTGGGACATTTCGCCGCTGTTGAGTTTGCTTTGGAGCTGTTTCATGGGATTCCCCTGAAAATTTTGGATGTGCTGCAGCAGCGAGGGTGCAAGGTTTCTTCTTCCTGCCCGGGGAGCCTGTGCGCCGCCCATAGCTTCTCTGAACGGATTAGCCATTCTCTGTATCCTCCTTTACCTTAGCGGCCTTCACGGGCCGTTTCAGACGCTCCGCCAGGATATCCTCCAACTGGTCGCGGGTGATAAATTGGCTCCAGTCAATTTGAGGCGCGGCCTGCTGGGGTGCGGGGTTGTCCGTCCGTTCCACTAGGTCATAGACCACCGTGGATGGCTTGCCGGTACTGTCGGCCTTGCGGAGATAGATCACTGGGTTATTGGCGTCCCAGAGCGGCACCGCGCTGTTGGGCGCCACCAGATAGCTGTCCGCTTCCGCTTTTCCGTTTACCCAAATGATCCCGTTGTTCTGCGGCGCATTGGGAGAGATCGGGCCAACGTTGGTCTGTACCGGCATCATTTGAGGCTGCGTGGAAAGCTGCTGATTTTGCCGCAGTTGGGCCAGCTGGTCCGGCACCGGGCCTGGGTAGTACGGGGTGGGCTGGTAGCCGCCGTATGAGTACGGATTATATGCCATTTCTCAATTCTCCTTCGTCCAATAGTAAGCCGGGACCTCCCTGCCGCTGTCCCAGCTATCGTGCCACTGCCCATCCTGGACGCACAGCACATGCCTCCCAGGCATGGAAAGAATAAACGTCCCCCGGGGATGATCCTCCGCGAAATCGGCTACCGTGTAGCAGTCCGGGCAGACATCCGGAAGCAGGTACCGCGTAAAGCCGTGCTTGCGCAGGTAAGGCCCCCACACGCTGTCCGCGTTGGGCAGATCGCCCCGGATAAAACCCTCCAGCGCCAGTCCGGCATAGGTCTCCTCCCATGTCTGCCCAAAAGCCTTTGACAGGGCCCGCACGGCGCAGTCCCCTACGCTGCGGCCTGCCGGGTTCGGATTGTAGTAGGCGTAGCTCATCAGCCGCGATTCGGGCAGTCCGGACAATTACCAATTCCGCCGCACTTGCACACGTGGTGGTTTTCCTGTTCGGAGACAAATTCTGGAAGTGTCCCCTCCCGCCGCATGGCGCAACAGTTCGATATGGCGTCCTCCAGCGGCATCCCAGCCGCCATCAATCTGCGTTCATTCGTCATTATTAACCTCCAAAAAGCAGAGGAGAAAAGAAACATTAAGCCGCTGGCGCGCCGGTCCTGCCGGGTGTTCTTTCCTCCTCCGTATGCGATTATGATAGCAGAAAACCGGCCCTACAAAAGGCCGGTTTTTGGTCTAGTTCTGGGTGTTATTTGGTGGAGAAATGGGCATAAGAAAACCGCCCCGATTAGGGGCGGCGGGGTATGCACTAAAGACGGTACGGGCTAAAATCGTCTGCCTGAATATATTTCCCGGTTTCTGCCAGATCTATTGCCATTCGTATGGCCGCATCCCTGGCATTTGGACCATAGCCGGGGATTGTCTGACTTATATACCGTCCATTAGGATGGAGCTTTGTTCCACCTTCATCCGTTTCATAGGCTTCCAGCATGAAATTAGCTTCCGCTCCGCTATTCCATTGAGCAACGCAAATCATATGGCCTTTCAACCATTTGCCACCTAATCCTTTTTTCCAGTCGGATGGGGAAAACCGAAGGTGTTTTGCATTCTCGTCTTTGTCTGGCAGGATAACGACGATGGTTTTGGTTTTTGCATCGTAACTGTCGGATATGGTTTTCGCATCAGGATATGTCTTTTTGTAGACCCGGTATGGCACTCTCTTCTCCATTGTTCCTCTTTTCTGCCCTCGTGACCTCCAGGGCGGGCAATATTCACTCTCAGCTGTGATTTCTACTTTATAGTTGCATTATAAACGTTAACGGTTATAAGAGCAAGTAATGAAATGCACAAACTTAGTGACTGTTTTTTGTTCATTTTATACGTTTATGGTCATTTGTTTTTGTGATATAATATTAATAAGGTGATATAATGTCTGTTTCTGACGCCCACAAGAGGGCTAGTGCAAAGTGGAACGCAAGCAAAGATAATTTGATGATACGTCCAGATAAAGATGAAGGGGCCACTATCCGCGCCGCTGCCGCAACAGCAGGCCAAAGCAACCAGCAATATATATTACAGGCCGTTCGGGAGCGCATGAAACGCGACAAAGAAAACGCCGGGGACTAACCCCGGCGTTCCTCTTTGCTATGTTCGATTTCATCTGCGATCTTGCTGTACGCTCTATGCCTGCGCCGCTTAATTACCTCCGGCGTGGTAGTGTTGTCGCGCGCGGCCTGAACGTAGCTTTTGCCCCGAACGTCACACTCCAGAAGAAAGCGTTCTTCTTCCTGTGGCAGACGGAAGGAGCGGATATATTCCTCCGCCCGACGAGGCGACATGGATTGCAGAAGGGTACGTATCGCGCGGTGTTGGCTGTTCAATCGCCGTCACCGCCTTTTCTTTTTACCTCTTGCGGCCCGGGCCTTGCGTGGGCGCTTTGCCCCGGGCCTGCGGACCTGCACCTGTTTTGCCACAATCAGCTGCCCTGCGTGACAACCTCCGAACCGGTAGACTGCACCTGAGCCTGTCCCTCGACTTCCTGATATTGATAGGTAGTATCCGGCGTAAGATAGGCCAACAGAATGAACGCCAGAAACACTATTGCCCAAAGCGCGTTGGTGATGATAAGCGCAAGCCTCCACGGTTTTGTCAGCTTCTCCGTGGCCTGTACCATATCGCCAAAGCTCCGAATCTTCTCGTTATCCGTCATGCTGCCACGCTCCTTTCTCTGATATTTTATCGAATCACGCCCGGGAATGCAAGCACTATTTATGCTCTGCTGCCCTCTTGGCCATCAATGCCGCCTGCCATCTGGGCACCAGCTGGCAGGGGTTGGTCCCGTCAGTGACGCCCATCTGGATGGCCTCCTGGTACTCCTCCTGCACGCCCGCAGGAACCGTCTGCGTCTTCAGATAATCCTGGAGCGCGTCATAGATTTCCTTTCCGGTCATAATGTCCTCCTTCTCTTCCTGCTCAAGCTGAGGCCGCACGGCCCCGATGATGTACTTGCTGGGGCGGTTCTTCCGGCAGACCATGCCGCCGTTGGACTGACTGCCCGCCTCGCTGGTGTTGCCCTCAATGGCCTGTACGCCATATCCCGGGATGACCTGCTCCACAATGCCGCAGTGCTCCGTTGTGCGCTTTTTGCCGGAGAAATCGTAGATCACCACGTCACACGGCTGGAAGTCCCTGGTCACCCAGGTCCCGAACTGCTTTGCCGCGTTCATCAGCGTGCCGCAGGAGTTGGTCCTGGCGGGCAGAGGCACATGGGCCTGGTCAAAGCACCACTGGACGAATACCATGCACCAGGGATAGTCCTTACCGGATACCTCCCGGCCATAGTACCAGGTGTTGTACCGGCAGCTGTTGCTGTCCGGCGGGCACTCGCAGACGCCGATCTGCCGCCGGGTGATGGTCAGGAGCTCGTTAGCCGTTCCCATTCTCCACCTCCGGCAGGCCCGCCACGCTGGTCAGCAGGCTCAGCAGCCCGGCCAGCACCGCAGCGGAGACCGTCACCCGCCAGTCCACGGCGGAGAGGACGGTGGATGCGCCGATGGTGGCCACCGCCGTCTGCGCCATTGTCTTCACGGCCCGCACCCCGGCGCACCGCAGCCACTTCTTCATGTAGTTGTTCATATGTACCTCCTTGTTATTTCAGCCCCGGCATACCGGCGGCAACCCACGCTACAACCGCCAGCGCAAAGGCATAAATCAACTTGTCCACCAGGCCGTCCCACCGCTTAGCAGGCTTCTCCGCCAGTGCGTTCGCAGTTTCGGTGAGTGCGTCCAGCTTTTCATCCATGCCGTCCAGCTTGGTTCTGAGCGCGGACCCGCTCTGTTCCAGGGCCCCGATCCGATCAAACATCTGCCTGTGCGTATCTGTGGAGTTGCCCCGGTAACGGTCAAACTCCCGCTCCAACGCCTCCACCCGGACAGACACCGGGCAATCGTTGGGACTGCAAATCTCCGGCATATCTTACGCCTCCTTGTTGTTGATAATTTCCTCCATTTCCACCTCCGTCAGCCTGCCTGCGGCCACCAGAGCCTCCAGGCGGGACTTGTCCCACAGGCGGGGGTAGTACTGCTTTGCCAGTTCGAATACGCTCACAAACTCACCCCCTGCATAGCAGCCAGAAAGTCCACATCCGCCCGCAGCTGCTCTTGGGGGCTGGGCGGGGGCTCCGGGATGGCGGCCCGGTCAGCGGCGATCTCCTCCTCGGTGCGGGGGATGGCCTGCTCACCGTCCCACTTGTACAGCGGGATGCCGTCCATGGTGTAAAGGGGCGGGTTCTCCTCGCCGCCGGGAAAGAGCCGGAACTGGTAGCCGCCCTGCTCGTTGATGCAGATAGCGCCAGATGTATCGCGGTCACGGTTGGGGCCGTCGGACCAGCCGGAGGTGATGCGGCTCTCGGTGTCGGTAATGATGTAGTGCTTGTTGTAAAATTTGTTCATAATATCCTCCTATAGATTAGCATCTAAAACTATCCGAGCGTCGGTACTAGAAAAATCCATAAATCCATAATCGCCCAAAGAAATCCCAGGAACTTCGATGTTTAAGTATATTATATTGCCAATAATGCTATTGAGCGAAACATTCGTTATCGGAATTTGTGCCTCCATTGGTCCACACCTAATGAAACGTATATTATTCACGTTTGTAACTTGGATTGCAGGTAATGCTCTAAGGGGTACAGGAAGTGCTACGTCTGCAAAAACCATATCAATATCGCGAGATACTGCAATACCAAATTTCGCATAGAGCTGCTGAGGGTTAATAACAAATTGATACCTCTGGCACTTAGCCAGCTCCAGCGCTTTATTGGGCGGCGGATCGTTGAGTACCCAGGTGTCGCCCTCTTTGTGGGCAAGTGTCTGCACGGGGCCAAGCTCGAGTTTGGCGGCTATAATCGTGTCGCTTGTATCCAATCGGAACACTTGCGCACTACCACCAGGAAATACATACATTGCAAATGGCCCGAAATAAAGGCCTTGAAGCTCGTTCGATTCAAAACTGTTTGGAATTGCGCCTGTTGCGGTTGTAAGTTTTGCATCCTTGTTTAGGTACGAAAGCGTAACTATTTTTCCAAGCAAGGGCTTGAAACGATCCCATTCGAATGATTGAATAAAATTATCCTGAAATGAGACATACCCATCGGAAATTATTGTTTTTGCAGAGGACCATCTATCAATCGCATATCCACTTCCGTATTCCGTCCGTCCTCTCTGATTGATCGGGTCTGCGAGATACCAGTTATCCAGCAGATTGTCGTTGTTCCTTATCCCTACAACCGCCCGGAACTCCTCCTCCGTGCCGCTGAATCCGCCTTCCACGGCGTACTGGTATGCGCTCTTCCCGGCGGGGCCAGGCAGGCCAACGCCGGCGATCTTCTGCCGGTTGCCGTCGGCGTCTCTTACATAGATTGACATCAGGTCACCTCCTCGCCATACTGTGCATATTCTTCCGATACCTTCCGCTTGACCTCCTCAGCAAAAGCGTAGAACACATCGTACTCTTCCGGTTTGCTGTCTCGCTGGCGCAGGAGGGCGATCTGCTCATCTATGCTGTAGCGGGTGTTGATGACCTTTGCGATCATTTCCTCTCTGTTGATATGATAGTGTTCCATGTCATCCTCCTTTAACCGATACGGAAGCAGAGCGGCGCGTAAATGCCGCCGTACGTGGCCACGTAGCCGCCGGCGTTGCCGTCGCCGTAGACAATGCACACGTTAGTGGCGGACTGACGTTGCGCGGACGCCTCCCACCAGTAGCAGCGGCCACCACCGTTGCCCGCGCCCTTGATGATGTGCTTTGCCCCGCCGTAGAAAATAGGGTACTGAAGGTTGCAGCCACCGCCGCCGGTCCATCCCGCGTCACCGTCAGACCAGAACGTGTTACTGAATACCTCCACCTCGGTGGGCACCCACAGCTTGCCCATGGTGTTCCAGTCCCAGCCGGTATCGCTTTCCAACGCCCCAGCCGCAGAAAAACGATGCTCCAACAGGGCGATTTTTTCCACAATGCAGGGTTTCAGGTCAGCAGGCAGGGCCGCGTATACGCCTACCGTTTCATCGTTCAAGGTATGGAACAGCTTGGAGGCCCGCCACGGATTGGGTTCGGCTGCGGTTCCGTTGTTGGTGGCGGTGTCGTTGAACACCTTCGTACCCGCCAGACAGTCACGGGAAATAAAGTCAACATGATGGCCGATCATGGTGGGATAGCCGCACTTGTAATAGTGGTCAATTCCGGCCACCTCCATGATCACCACCTCGCCGCCAGTCAGGGTGATGGTCTTGAAGTCGCCAATGCGTATCCCCTTGAAGTTCCCAGCCTGGGTGCGGGCCTGTAAGCTGGCCCAGCTCTCCGTCAGCTCCTTGCCGTAGGGAACACCCCCAGAGAGCACCATGACCGACAGAAGGTCCAGCGCCCCTTGCACCGTCTCCGCCTCCAGCCCGCTCTCCGTGCTGTCGTATCCTACCTGCGACGCCTGGACCGCGCTGCCGTCCTCCTCCGCCGTAAACTCGAAGGTGTACGGCCCCTCCCCCAGGCTCTCCTCCATCTCGATCTCACCCCCGCCGGCCACCGTCACTGCGTCAGGCTGCGTATGATCGTCCACATACTTGAAGATATCCTGCGCCTTGCCCTGGGGATCGTAGACAGCCGCCGTCATATCCCCCGCGCCGATACCGTCCGCGCCGTTGTAAACCTCGAAGGAGGAGGTGGAACCGTCCGTCAGTGTGATGGTATAGGTATCCCGGGTTCCTGGTGCACCAGTACCGGTGGTGCGCTCAATACGGGCAATGCTGCTGCCGGGGTCACCCGTCTCGCCCTTTTCTCCCTGAACGCCCTGGATGCCCTGCTCTCCCTGGGGGCCGGTTTCGCCTGTTGCGCCGATGCCGCCCCGCTCAGTGATGAGCATATAATCAGCGCCGTCAACCGGCGTCACGCCCTGTATGGACCGCAACACAAGGTATCCGGACCCGTTATAGCGCACCAGATCAAGGTATGTGTACTGTGCCGCAGGATCGTACTCTCCCCGCGGTGCCAGGGACACAGGGCCCAAAATTGTATTGCTAGTCGCCATGGGTCAAAACCACCTCCAAATTTTTCCCGTTGAGCCGGAACTGCGGCCCGGTATACTCATCGTCCGTGTACATATGCAGAAGACCGGTCCTTGCATCCACCCAGAATGTAGCATACATCACATTGCCTCGGGCGGCCTCGCCGGTGTCCTCGTACTGCTGTGTGGCGGCGTTCCAGACCCACCACCTGCCATCGATGATAGTGGGAGGCTTGCCGCTGTACTGCTGGGCTGTTTCGGCGCTGTCCGCCGCATCGGAGGCGCTGCCGGCGGCATCCTCCGCGCTCTTGGCCGCCTCTGCCGCGCTGTTCGCTGCGGCCTCTGCTGACTGCTTTGCGCCCTCCACGTAGACCTCTACCCCCGCCTGGGCGTACTTCTTCCATTGCAGGCCGGTCATATGCCGTGCCTCGCCCTGCTGCTCTACCGGGAGGAGGCTGTCATCGTACAGGTCCGCGATGCCCGGAAGGTTTCCAATAGGGCTCTCCTGTACGGCTGGCAGCTGGCCGGTTGTTTTGTCAGCCATTGTCCGTGTCCTCTCTTTGGAAGTTCACAATTCCCTCCAAGGCTTCCACAGATGCGGCTGACAGCCGAATAGCATCGGTATATTTGCTCAGGTCTACCAGGGGCAGCTTTACCGCCGTTCGTTCTTCCATGGCCGCCTCATACTTTTGCAGAAAATTCTCTGCGGTTTCGTTATCCGGAAAGTCGAATTGTCCATTTCGGCGCCTCTTTACGCCAAATTCATCCGACATAGCGGTTTCCATTGCTAGGACGGTTTCAAATTCCGTACTTAAGGCCCTTTTCGCATTCATGACGGCCCGCGCCTCTTTATAAGGCAGTACAACCTTGCTCAATTCCTGAATGGCCCTGTATGCGCTCAGGACCTCATTAGGGGTTATCGACGTGCGTTTTTCCATTTCTTCAATTCTCCTATTTCGTTTTTCAGCTGCTGCGTCTCGTAGATCAGCATGGCGATAAACTCCCCATACCGCAGAGAATAGTCGTACTCTTCCTCACCCTCCCGGGGCGTCTTAACGAACCCGGCAAAGTCCTGGGAGCTGATACCGCACTCCTCCAGGGCCTGCTCCACGTCCTGGGAGATGAGCCCCAGGTGGGTCCGGCCGGACTGCCCATCCACCAGCCTGTAGCTCACTGGCCGCAGCCGGTCAAACAGCGCATCGTAGACATCCAGTCTGTAGTGGATATCCTTCTTTTTTTCCCGGTCTGATGTCTGGATGGTGCCATTTGTGGCGTAGATATCGGACCAGCGGAATCCAGACATGCCGCAGCTGTACCGGCCAGTAGCTTGCGGGTAGAAATTGTTTCCGCAGGTCACACCCGCGCCGCCGGCCAGCGTGACATATCCGGATCGTGCGTCCAGGTAGATATCACCAGGGTAGGAGGTCAGCCGAAGAGCCCTGGTCCACAGTTCACAGGCGTTACGGGCAGAAGCCGCGTCCCCGATGTTGAACTGCGCCCCGATATCTCCGTACCTGTCCCGGAGATAGATCGTATCGCCGTACAGGCTGTCCAGAAACAGAGTGCTTGTGTCGATCGTGGAGCCGCTGATAATGGTCTGATTGCCCAAGAGATCGGAGAAGGTCACCACACCTCGAAACATGATCGTCCCGGAGGACAGCAGCGCACTCCCGGCCCGCAGCTCAAAATAGCTCTCCGTGTTTCCATTGGTCACGCTCAGGCGAATATTGTCTACCTTCTGACTGATGCTGGACACAGCGTTGTTGGTTCCATTGATCTGGATTTGCAGACTGCTGGCGGTCTGTTGGAGGGAGGATACATTCCCCTCCGCGTTGGTAATCCGGGTGTTGAAACTGGTGGCCGTCAGCTCCAGCTGACCGATGTCCCCCTCCGCGTTTTGCACCCGCAGGGCGATGCCGTCCAGGGTCTGGGACAGGCTGCTCACCCGCCCATCCGTTGCAGTGATCTTTGCTGTGAGGGAGGAGGCCGTCTGCTCGATCTTGGAGCTGAGGCCCGCCGCCGTGTCGTTGACCTCGGACGTGATCCGGTCCACCTCGATCGTGATCCGGGCGTTCAGCCCAGCCACCTCGTTGGCCACCTCCAGCCGGATCATCTCCGCCGTCTTGGTGATGCTGGAGTAGATGCCGCTGCGCTCCCGATCGGCAATCCGCCGGGCCCTGGACTTATAAGGATATTCGTCCTCCACCTCGCTGGACCCGGGGGCCGCCGGGTCTGCGGTGTACAGGCCGTCGAAGGTGATGTCTGTCTGCGCCAGCGTAGAATATACATTCCCGATGGTGATGCCGTCCCCCACCTCCGCAGCCGGATCCAGGAGCCCGTCCGTGCCCTGAAAGGGCTGGTAGCTGATGCCCCGCACGCTGGCCAAAATACTGTCGCACATGGACTGCGTGCCCCACGGGCAATCCTTCTCCAGGACGCGGCCCGTGTCGTCCCCGGAGGTGTATGTGGTTTCACCGTCCACCCGAAGCGTCACCCGCGTGATCTGCACCGGCTTGGCGGAAGTATCCAGATCACCCACCCGGGGCCCCACAAAAACCTTACCCAACAAGAATCCTCAAACCTCCCAGCGTAATTGCCCGGCCATGCTCCGTGACCAGATAGAATGTCTCCGGCGGAATGTCCCCGTACCGCAGCAGGAGCAGCCGCCCCTCGTCGGTTATCACCCAGTTTCCGGCGTTGATGACAGCCATCCACTCCAGCACGTCCGTCATGGCCACCTCTCCCAGATCATCCGTGGGGTAGGGCACAGGGAACGCGTTCGTCAGCACGGTCCGCTGGTCCAGCTCTGCCCCTATGCGGTGGGCGATGTCCTCCGCCGCCTGCCGCTGGGGCATGGGCCAGTTGGCGGTGGCGTAGTCCGGGGTCAGCCACACATCGCTCGCCTTCAGCATGGCGTCATAGCCGTGGATGGTCAAGGTCCCGGTCCGCTGGTCCAGCTTCCGGGTGGATATGTAGTACACGCCCTTGGGCAGCCACTCGCTGACCTGCTCCCCCAGCGCCAGACGCACATACACCCGCATTTCCGCCTGCCGCGGTATCTCGCCGGGCCGCCGCAGGACAAGATCAATCTGCCGGGCCGCGCAGCCGCCAATGTCCGGAGACGAGAACGCCCCGCCGGAGGTGGACAGGGAGACGAGGCGGTCCTCGTGATAGTCTTCTCCTGCGATATTGACGCGAATCTGCTTTTTGTGCATGGGATTTCTCAGCAGATTCTGATAGAGTTGGCTTGTTTGCAGCATTACAATGCCCTCAATTGGATTTTTTCGCCTTTGTACCTCCGCTTTCCGTCTATTGATAGAAGCGCAAAAACGGAATCCAAATCACTCGCAAGACGAAAGCGTTTTGTAACATCAGCGCCTAAATAAGGGTCCGTATACAGAGCCGGAAAAACCAGATTAACCAAAGATAGATACAGTTCATTACTTTCCTGATCTGTTAGTGGGAGCAGAGAGAATGTAATAATAGGCCGTCGGTTCCCCGGTGCAGCGTGCTCCACGTTATCTAGTGTGGTAATGATCCTTGGATAAGAAATCTCATATGTCACCTGATATGTGGAAATTTTTTTGTGAACATCCAGACCGTTTATAGTCAGAGCCACCTCCATTAGTATGCACCCCCATAGGCGCGTTCGCGGTTATGCAGATAATTGTAAGAAGTTTCGCCTATGATCTTTCCGTCCAAAACGGACTGAACGACAATAGTGATTGGAGGCAGAGCGGAACCCATGCCGCCCGCGGGAGAATTCGCGGCAGCGGAAGCGAATTTACCAGCGGAGGAAGAGGAAAAATCTATATTTATAGGTTCAAAATCCATACTTCTTTTTACGTTTCCAACGACAGAATTAATATCTTGCATTAAATTGGGCAATCCTGCCTCTAATCCTTTTCCGCCGCCCTCCATAACATAGCGAAATACCTGTTCAGACCATTTGGACGGAGAATGTTCATCAAATCCTTCTTTTCCAGTGAACCATCCCTTGATGGTATCTACGACGCCAGAAACCTTGCCTTTTAGCCATTCAACCTTGTCGGTGATTCCGTTCCAAATGCCAGTAAGAATATCTTTTCCGACATCAAAAAACCAATCTTTTACGCCGAAAAAAATGTTTTTAACCGTTTTCCACAGGCCCTCAAAGTATTCGCCCCATCCAGATAGGACGTTTTTAATTGCTTCCCAAGCCCCCTCAAAGTCGCCAGAAAGAATTGATTCCACAACAGAAAATATTCCCTTTATTGTGTTCCATACGTTTTCAAAATACCCGGGAACAACATCCCAGACTATTTTTATTGCGCCCCACGCGCCGGAAAAAACCTCCTTAATGTTTTCCCATATTTCCTGTACTTTGTTTCTGAAATCCTCGTTTGTCGCGTAAAGCGTAACGAGGGCGGTTCCTACTGCCGCTATAAGCGTAGCCACCAAAGCAAACGGGTTTGCATTCATAACGGCGTTCAATGCGGCTTGTGCAATACTTTGGGCCTCAGTAGCCTTTGTAAGCGCGTCAATTACACCACTGATTGCAGAAGCAGCTTTGTAAGCAACCATAGCGGCAGTTGCAGCAGCGATAACAGGAGAAAAGTTTATAAATGCGTCAATCGCGGATTGAACCCCTGAAACGATTGCTTCAACGTCAAGTGAATCTACAAATTCCAGAGCGCGTGGAAGCAATTCTTCTTTCAAAATGTCAGAAACACTTTGAAATGCTTCTCCGAGTTTTGCGGCGGCGTTGTCTTTAAGCGTAGATATAAGCCCTTCGGTCGTATGGCTCGCCGCTTCCATGCCGCCCGCAAACTGCCCGGTACCGCTGGTAACAGCTTCCATAGCCGCCTCTAGCTCTGCAACAGAAATCGCCCCGTCGCTCATCCGCTTCTGAGTTTCTTCCATTGTTTCGCCGGCGGCCTTTGAAATTTGAATTAATGGGTTAAACCCTGCGTCAATCATTTGCTGTACGGTATCACCAGTAACTTTCCCCTGCGCGGTGGCCTTTCCGAAAGCCGTAGAAAGACGCTGCATTTTATCTGCGTCACCGAGTGCAATATCGCCTAACTGCCGCAGTATACTGGTGCTATTCTCCGATGCTACGCCAAAAGCAAGAAGCGTCTGTGTTCCTTGCGCTAGATCGCTCATGGAAAGAGGTGTCGAGGCGGCAAACTTTTTTAGCTCCTCCACTTTTTGTACCGCCGCTTCCTGACTTCCAAGCATGGTGGTAAAATTGGTGGTGTACTGTTCCATCTGAGAGTTGTAATCAAGGCCTATTTTTGCAAAAGCCCCTACTGCAGCAGTAGCCGTTCCAATCGCCGCCGCACCAACCTTCGCCGCCGAGGCAAGACCGTTTTTCAACTTCTCGCCAAAATTATGCGTTTTTCCGCTTGCATCGTCCAGCTGCCCCTCATACTCACTGGTATCAAGGCTTATCTTTGCAAAAAGATCAAATACGTTCAATCCATTACACCTCCTTCAGCCGGTTTTTCATATACTCCACTACTTCCTCTGGCGTTCTAGTCTCTTGCGGAGGCGGATTTAGGATATCTGTCCATTTTACAGGCATATACGGCCCACCGGCGTATTTTGCAGAACTTTCGCTAATGAACCGCAGTGTCTCTGCTGCATACAGTTTCCATGCTGCATCTTTCTGCTCTTTGGAAAAGACCTGCCGGACATGCTGGGATATGTACTCCACACCAAATATGTCCAGCAGGTCAAGCCGGATCGATGAAATCAGCCGTCCGTACTCGTCTGCGCCGATCCCATCAACATCAAGAAAAAATCCATTACCGGCTTGCTCTGGATCAGTTCAAGTCCAACGGAAAGGTATTCCATCCCGGTTGCGCTTTCCATGTCATTGGGATTCTGGAAGCACATCATGCCAATCACGGCGGCGGTATTCTCCGCATTGGTTTCCATCAGCGCATCCAGAATATCAGAGAAATTCTTTTTTCCCTGCTCTCTTATGGCCTTCTGCTTCTGCTCCGGCGTCTCATCGCCAGATAGGGGCGGCATTCGCTTACGAATTTCAGAAATGTCCGCCTTTTTCAGAAGATCAGCGGCAGCATGCCGAATTCTGTTTGTTTGCCGCAGAAATTCCACCGGTGTACAGTTTGCAAGCGTCTTCATGACAGGCTTGTCCTCGCTCATTCAGTGACGCCCCCTTCTTCCTCGCCGGAATTATCCGCACTTGGGCCGATGCTGTAGAACTCCATCGGCACTTGATCCTGTGTCTCAACAGTCACATGACCGGTAAGGGATACAGAGGTATTCCCCTTTCCGTTCTTACTGGTTTTCAAGCTGAATCCGCTGGTAGACAGTGCTTTCCGGACAACCGCCGCAACCAGCCCGCCGTCCGCCCGGTCTCCAACCCACCAGATATCCTGCGCATCCGTGGCTTTCAGTGCTTTGCGGGGAATGATGTGGGTTGGATCATTTGTATCAATATCAGCCGCGCCAAGAGCGAGCCGGATAGAGCGTGGGGACGTTCCCAAACTGGTAAAATCCAGGCCGCAGTCCCAACTGTCCAAATTTTTCAATTCCAGAAGGTTGGCAGGGCAATTATCAACATCCTCCCCCTTATCAGAAAAAGAAGGCGCACACCGCACTGTCACGCCGCCGGTAGTCGGACAGATAATATCCTCATCCTTCACCGCATCCGGATTGTCCGGATCAAAGTTGTAAAGCAAAATACCGGCATTAGTCTGAATCTGTTCAAACGTGTCCGCCGGAATTCTCGTAAACCGCATTTCGCACATCCTTTCAGTTAAAAGTCATATATTCGGCAGTCACGTTGATGTAACGCCGCTTGATTGCCGGGTCTACCTCATCTGCAAGGTTCTGGCACCACGGAGCTCCTCGGTTCAGCCAGATATAACCGTCATCGCACTTGAGCATTTTCCCGCTGTAACCAATAGCCTCCGACAGCTCTTGGGCTTTTGCGTTGGGAATCGCCTCGCTCTCCGTCCGATACCACAGGTTTACCGTCAGGCTCACAGGCTCGCCGCCCCAGGCGTCAAAGATAGGGGTGTAGGTCAGGTAAGGAAGAACCACATCCGGTTCTCCGTTTTCGTTCAGCACGGCGGTATCTGGGTAAGCCGGGATGTCGAACCCGGAGAAAAAGGCGTAGAGAGCTTTGTCTTTGGTCACTGCGGCAGCGCCCACCTTTCCACCGTAAAATACTTCAAATCAAATGTGGAAGACTTCGGTGCTTTCTTCTCATCCGGGTTAGAGGTCACGCGGTAGGTCAGGCCGGTGTTCTTGTCCTTGAAAGCGTCCCCGTACTCCAGCGGAAAGTCCCTCTGCACCAGTGCGGAGGACAGGCTTTTTACGCCCTCCTGCTGGGCCCGTCGTGCCTCCATACTGGTGTCCAGGTACTGGAAGTTCTCAAACTCCGCGCCTTCCTCCCAGGTGGTAAGGTATCCGCCAGCGCCGTCCGGCACCCGCCGTTTCTCCATCAGCACACAGGGAACGGCGAAATCAGTTAAAAGGCTCATTCTGCGGCCCTCCTGTTCCAGTCAGCCACTGCTTGTGCATATCCATCCTCCGAAATAACAAATTCTCCGTCTTCTCTGCAAAATCGAGTGTGATACTGCTTGCCTGTATTTGCCCCACATTTTTTGCATTTGATCACATGGTCTTGTGAAAACGAATTGCCCGGACCGCTGCCGATAGATTTCAATTCAACGATGGCCTCTCCACCGCAAAATGGGCAAGGTTTCAATTTCTCCATCTCATATCTCCCTCAGCTTTCTGTACGGGTCCAGCCGGGCCCGGAACGCCGCCTGCCAGCCGCCGGAACCTGTGCTGTCACCCGCGCCGCTGGCTTTTGTGTATGCGTAACCGCCGAAACTTTCGGAGGTGTATGGGCTGTCTATAACGGCCCCATACTTTTTCTGCCACGCCTCGATCTCTCCGGCCAGCTCCACCACAGCTTTGGGCACCGCCAGGGCCCAGACGGTTCCATGAAAGGTCTCATCCTCCAGCGCCGCCATATCCGGTCCATACCGATGCAGACCGTCGTTGAACACGCTGCCCATGATGCGGAAATACTGTCCGTCCTGGAGGAAGGGCAGCGCGATCCGCCCATCCTCGATGGTGTAGGTACCGTGGTGGATTCCGTCCGCCCCATCCCGCACCCGGAACCAGTTGTGGAGCTCTGTCAAAATCTGTTCCAGCATCGCGCCGCCCTCCTTTTCTTACTTGCCTGCGGCCTTTGCGGGCGCGGCCTGGACAGCTGCACCGGACGCGCTGCCCACTGTCACAACGGCGATGCCGTCCAGATACTCCGCCCACAGCTTCATGCCCATGATGGCGTAGCTTTCGCCAACAGCGGTGCTGTAGTTGCCCTGGGCGTGGAATCCAATCAGGTTGGTTTCGCCCTGGGTGGTGTAGTTGAGACCCAGCCGGGCAAACTCGCTGTCGCTGGGGTCGATGTAATACAGGTCGATGTTCTCCACGGGGGTTGCAATGACCTTGCCACGTGCAATGAAACTGGCGGGCAGCAGGAACAGCGTGGAGTAGCCCAGGAAGTTCTCAATGTAGTTCAGACCGAACTGCGTCTGAACCGTGATTTCGGCAGCGCCCAGGTAGTCGTAGGCGTCCAAAATATTAGCAAAGCCCACCACGGAGGTAACGTCCTTCTGCATGGCGGCAAACTTGTTCAGCACCTCGCCCTGGGCTTTGGCAAGCGCCATCTGCCAGCCGGATGCCGTGCCGGTCAGCGTTCCCGTATTGAGGAAGGCGTAGAAATCTCCCAGCACCACATTCTGAAGCTTGTTCAAAAAGGCGTCGTCGCTTTTCTCAATGGCGATCTCCGCGCCGTACTTGTCCACATCCTCCACAGGAACGGCTTTCGCATACTTTTTGATGGTCAGGTTATCCTTGGACGCCTTGGTGATCGTGGCCTTGCTGTAAGGAATCACCTGGCCGGGGCCCACGTCGCCGTCCTCCAACTCCACGCTGGCGGTATAGGAAATGAGTTGAGTCCCGGGGGCCTTGCGAATCGGACGCATGATGCCGAGAATCCGGCGCAGCGCGTCCCAGTTGTCATTGAATCGGGTTACGAAATCGACCTCCCGCGCGGTAACGCCTGTGTATACGTTGGGCAAAGAATCCCGCGGATTGGCCAGAGTTTCTACGTTAGTAGCAGCCATTTCATTCATTCCTTTCACATAATCTGATTTTCCATGAGCGCTTTCTGGCGCTCGGAGGCGGACATCAAATAGCGGCCTTTGTCGTCCTTCTTGTAGATGTCCGCTTTTGTCATCCCGCCGCCGGTGTTGGCGGGCGGATGGGCGGTGTTCGCGCCGCTGGTTGTCGTGGTGCTCACCAGGCCGGAGAAATCGCCCTTCACCAAAGCCTCTAGGGCGGCGGCGTCCTTGATCTTGCCGTCCTCGCCCAACTCCAGGGCGTCAATTTCCGTGCCGCTGCCCCGCATGGCAATATCCAGGGCCTTGCCGGTGATGCCCTTGCTCTCGTAGTAGGCCCGGGCTGCCGCTTCTTTGGCGGCTTTGGTCTCCTTGGCAGTCACGCCGGTTTTGTAGTCCTCAAATTCCTTTTTGAGGGCGTCGTGCTTGTCCTTCCAGCCGTCTTTCTTCGCGGCCTCCAGGTCAGCCTTCGCCGAGTCCAGCTCCTTTTGCACACCGGGAAGGTCTTTCGCTGCGGCCTCCGCCTTTTCAAGGCTGTCCTTCAGGCCGCTTACGGTTTCGGTATGGGCCTCAATGATCTGGTCGATCTTCTCCTCCTCGATGCCCATTGCTTTGAGAAATTTCCTTGTCAGTGCCATGTTCGTTCTCCTTTTCTTTGGTCCCGGTTCCTCGGGGGCGAACGTCGTATAAAAACCGCTGTGCCTCGCGGGTCTTACCAAAAGAAAAAGAGGCCAGCTATCTGAAAACCTCAGATAGTTGACCTCATTCGGCCCTTCCCGGCGACCATTTACGCCGTGGGAGCAGCATCCAGTTTTAAGCGCTTTCGCTGTATCGTCTGGGCTATGATGTTGCCGTCTTTGTCCTTTAAGACCTCAACCCGCAGGCCATTGGAAATGGCTTCTTCAATGGCCTTTACGGTCTTTTCATCCATTCCTCAGCTCCCCCTCGATGATGGATTTGTAAGTAGAAAGATGGTCCGCCACGGCGGGCCTCAAGAAGGGCTGCGCCCGCTGGCCGTGGGTCAGATGCCAATTCCCCTGCGCGTCCTGGTAAACCCACGGCGTTTGACGGCCGCCGGGGTAGTATTTGCCGGTGCCCAGCTCCACATAGGCGGCGTACTCGCTGTTGCTGCCAATGTACACAGCGGGTTCGCCAGAATTCACCTGGTGGGTGATGCTGTTGCGGAGATTACCGGTATCAACAGGGCACAGCAGCTTGGCAAACCCCTCTGCCGTCAAACCGCACTTTTCCAGCGCCCGCAGGGCAGCGGCAAGCATCTCCTCTTTGGCGAGGGAACTGTTGTCGGTGATTTTAATCTGCAAGGCTTTTCACCTTCGTCCCTGCGTTCCCGCCGCAATAAAACTGACACGGACATTTATCGTCCCCATATAAGAAACAGTACGCCCAACATCCATCATCCAAAATGCACAATGGACATTTGGAGCATATCTCGCAATTAAAACTGCTTGGAAATTCAAAATCATCTGGGAACTCGAACACAACAGTCTTTTTCATCTCTGCAAATTCCCCTCCCCTCGCTTGTGGTTCTCCCACTGTGCAAATGTCATATTGGGCAGCAAACCCCATCGGTCCCGCCGCAGGGCATCGCTCATATCCACGCCCTTTACCTGCGCAATCATGGTACAGCGGCAATTATAGATCAAATGCCCCGGACCACTAGAATCTCCTGGGTACATCAACTCATAGCCGCCTACGATAAACGGCTTGTCTTCCGCCACCGTCTGCCCGTCAGCTGTTGCGTGATCGTGCCGCGTTCTGCTGTCCAGCGTGGCCAGCCACCGCTTTTCCAGCTCGATGCCCATTTTCACGGCTGCGTCATAGCTGTCCTGCCGCCCGGCGTTTTGGGCCCCGGTGACGGCGGTCCGCGCCGCTCGAATAGCGCTGTTCCGGTTCATGTTGGGGATATTGTTCTGGAGCCGGTCTGCCAGATGCTGGATGCTCTCTCCCTGGAGAATACCGCTGGTGACCTGCGCGGTGATCTGCCGCTTGCCCCAAGCAAGGTCAAATCCACGCTTTATAGCTCTCTTCGGCGGATAATATGGCATAAGGTCTGGCTGTTCCACGATCAGGCGCTTCACAGTCTGCTCATCCCATAGGTCAAAACCGACATTGGCCCCTACCTGCTGCTCGATGATGTACGCCGCATAGTTTCGGTTCAAAGAATACAGCCCCGGTGTGGTATCGTTTATGTAAGCCGCCGCCACCTCGTTTGCTTTGGTCATCCGCTCCGCCACCCGGTCCCGCAGGGCCTCAAAGCGCTTGCCGCGCCCGATCTGCGCCAGCCGCCACTGCTGGTAGTCCTGTTCTGTGTACTCTTTGCCGTTGACGATGGTCCCGATCAGGGCCTTTGTCTCCTCATCCCGCTTTTTGAAACTATCGAAGTAGGCATCGATTTTGCCGGTCAGCTCGTCGGCGGCCTTCTGGTATTCGGCGGCGATGCGCTGTTCCAAAGCGGCAAGCTCCTGGTTGGTCAGACGGTGGGCAAGGTCAGGCTTTTTATCAATAGCCGCCATCGTTTTTCATAAGCCAATTTTTCAGTTCAACTTGCGCTTTTGCAAACGCATATTCCACATCACAGCTTTGCACAGAAACGATTTGTAAGTCTTCCCCATTTTTCCCACAGCACTTTTTGTAGATGGTAATGCACCAATCCATAATTTTTGAGTAATAGATTTCAAGGTGCATTGGAAAGCCACTCGCTTTTTCGTCAAATAATTTCAAAAAATCTTGCATTATCGTTTATCCCCTGCCTCAGTCTCATTCCCACCATCCTGCGGATTGTTCTCGTCAAACCGGTCTAAATCATCCGCCGCACGGCGTTTCATGATTTCCTCCGCCTCCTCCGGCGTAATCCACGGCAGTTTGTTCAAAACGGTCTCGCTGTCCAGCTCCGCCGCCGCCATCATCACCATTTGGGTCTCCTCCATCTGGTTGGCAATGCGGTTCCACCGGAAAGACGGTTCATCTTCGATGCCCAGCAGCATCAGCAGCCGGGCGATAAAATCACGGATGCAGTATTCGAACGCGCCGCACTTGTCATCCTGCGGCTGGTATGCCATTCGGATTGACGTTGCGGTCTTATCCCCGGCCAGCGCTTTTTCAATGTCCAGCAACATGAAATCATCGTACATATCGGACCGCAGCAGCTCCAGCATCCGCATACTGGCCTCCACTGGAATTTCCAGCGTGTGAGCTTCTGCCGTGACCCCCCGGTCCAGAACCGCCGCCCGAACAACGTGCATTTTCTTTACAAATTTTGCAAGGTCAACGTCATCCATGCCTTGGGCGTTGTCCAGCGTCCAATAAAAACCGTTGCTGTCGGAAATGTCCCCTGCCAGGTCAGAGGAAATAAAGTCATAGCAGTCGATAGAAGGGCGGACGCCTATGATTTCCGACTCCTTCAAATCGTTGGCCCAAATTGGGATAATCGGAAACCCGGGGTAATTTTCCCCACCGACAATCTCCATAAAGCCCAGACTGCTGCTCCGTTTGGTCACTCTGTACGGCTTGCGCCCGCCCAGGGGCTGCATATCTTCGCCTTCTCGCTTGATATAGTCGGTATAGCCTTCCTGCTCGTAAAGCGTAAACCGTTCCGTTTTGCTGTTCGCAACTCCGCCGTTGTCGATGATACGCCAATACCGCACTCCGGCCCTCAAAAGGCCGCTGTCCCGGTCGTACAGAGGAGAAAAGCCGGGAGACTTCGGCGTATCCGCAAACGGGAATACCTCCAAATGGTCCAGGTTCCAAAAGCCAAAGGCCACACCGTCCACCATCGCCTTTTTGCAAAGCTCCTGTAGACGGTTGTCGAAGCTGGACCCCAGCTTCTTTTTTGTCTCCTCTCGTTGAAAGGTTACGCCGTTGGACAGGACATATTGAACCTGCTGGAGCACAAACCGCCGGAAAAAGCCGTGGGTCAGCTTATAGTTGCTGCTCCAGATATCCGGCACCTGGATACCCTGCTCGTCATAGATGTATTTCTGAGCCCTCAAAATGGTGGGATTGCGCTTGGCGTAGTATAATTCGGCGTCCTCTGCCGTCCTGTAATCAGCACTGGTCCTATGGTCATTCACAACAGCCCGGATAAAGTCCATCCGGTCTGTTTCGGAGAGGCCGATTGCCTCTAAATCCTGATAGGTTTTAATTTCGACAACCTCCTTTCCGTTAAAACAGCACCCTGCCGCTCTTTTTGTTCCAAATATTCGTTGTCTGCACAAAATAGCGGACAGCATCCATAGCGTGGTCGTTCTCCTTGATGGGCCTGTCCTCTGTGGCGTCCTCATCCCAGGAATACAGGCCGAATTCCTTGATGGTATTCTCGCAGCTTTCGCAAATCTTGATCGTACCGTCAGAAATACACTGCGCTGTGTGCCGGATGCCGTCCAGCACATCATTATCAGCGTCCCAAACCTTGAACCGGTAGTTTTTCTCTACCAGCGTGATAAAGGACAGCGCCGACGGGTCTATAATGATGTGATTAATGTGCAGGTCTCCGGCGAACTTGCACAGATCGTCGTAATACTCCTGATCCGTCTTCTGAAACAGCTTTTTTCGGCTGTCATAGTAGTATTCCTTGATGCCGTACCAAACGCCGCCGCACAGTCCCCACAGGATCATTGCCGTCGGGTTTCTCGTGCCGTAGTCCATGGAGATCATATATTTTCGGTACTGGCGTTCTGTATCCGGTTCTATCTTCTCTTCGGTAAACATCGGATACACAAGGCCGTCCGCAATGCACCGCTGACCCAGGATGTCCCGCTTGTACCACACGCTGTTTTTGTCGTAGGTTTTAAGTATCCGGCGAAGCTGTTCGTCCGAAATACTCATGTTGTCGGCGATGGTGAAGTGGCCGTAGTTGTAGCCGTACGCCGGGTCTTTTTCCTGCTGCGTTTCGTGGAAATCCAAGATATCATAATACCAATGCCCAGGTGCTTTTGGGTTCAGATCGTGAAATATTTTTCGGTCCGGGCTGGAGATCGTTCGGTCGAAAACCTCTTGGATAAAATTCGTATGGCACTCGTTGGCCTCTGTAATGTAGGCTGTCCCGTATGTATTTCCCTTAATAAGCCGCTCATCCCGGTCCTTGCCACCGCCGGACACAAGAACGATTTTCTCGCCCGTTGGAGTCTGCACGTATAGGCAATCTCGGTTCTGATACTGACCCAGACGGCAGCGCCCCTCGAAGAAGTTCATCATGCCATAGCCGTCGCAGTCCAAGATGTTCAGCCGGGCCGTAGAAGTTGACACACCGGCGATCAGGTGTATCTTGCTGGGGTGTTTCTCCAGAATGGCGCAGTAGGCCAGGGTGATAAGAACGTTCTTCCCGCCGCGCTTCCCGCCCTCCGCCACGTTGAGCCAGCTGTTGAAGCATCTGTTAAAAAATGCCTTTTGATTTTCAGAAAACGGAGCTGGAAGGTTCATTCCTCAAAGTCCTCAATGTTCCGGTTCTGTACCGGTTTCTCAATGATGTCCGCCAGGGCCCGCATAGCCGTCTCCAGGGCGGCGGTCTGTGCGTCCTCCACAGGCTTGTCCTTCCAATCGCCTTTAAGCCTGTTTTTCAGCCAGAAAATCATAGCTGTGACGTTTCCGCCTATCCCGGCTTCGTACAGGGCGTTTTCCATCTTGATATCCGGGAGGTCTTTGCCCTCTTTTAGGGCCTCCGAAATCTCCGGGAATTTCTTTTTCCACTCATAGAGTGTAGATGGCGCGATATGCATTTTCGCGGCTATCTGCTCATCGTTCAAGCCGCGGCGCGCATATCCCTTCAACAGCGTCAGCCCGTCCTCAGTCAGCCAGTATTCAAACTTTCCACGGCCCACCGCCACCACCTCTCAGTCAAAAATCTTTCCTATGTGTTCATTTACAACATACCGAATAAAATCCATCCGTTTTTTCGGAGAGGCCGATTTCCTCTAAGTCCTAGAATGTCTTTATGGTCGGTCAACCTCCTTTATCCCTCTATGTCAGCTATCGCTTTAAATATTGGGTAAAACTGCTGTGGAACTACTGCATTTCCGAGGCACTTAATTCTGTCCATCCGGCAGGAAATCCCATTAACCACTCTACCCACTCCGGGTTCAGCTCTCCACTTTTCTCTGTGGTGTACTTTACAACACCCTTTAGATTCCCCCGCTTTAAGTCGTGCTCTGCACTCTTGCTCCCCCTTGGCCCGGAACCTTTGTAGTCCGTCGCTTTCGGTGTGGGCCACAATCACACACCTATCGCGTCTGTGTGGGGCATCTTTGGCGCAAGCTGGAATAATAAACGCCTGTGTGGAGTAGCCCGAACTTTCCAAGTCAGATAACACTGTGTCGAGTTCCATTGTGATGATTCCAGCAACGTTCTCACCAACAAACCAAGCGGGCCGGATTTCTTGCACAATTCTAAGCAATTCCGGCCAGAGGTAACGGTCATCCGCCACGCCTCTTCGCTTCCCGGCAACACTAAACGGTTGACATGGGAATCCCCCAGAAATAACGTCAACTGTTCGCAATCCTGTCCGCTCATAAAAGTTCTCCTTTGTCAACGCCCGAATATCCTGCCAGCGCGGTACGTCTGGCCAGTGCTTTTCCAGCACTTTTGTGGGATAGTTCGCCCATTCGCACTGGCCGACTGTCTGAAATCCGGCCCATTCTGCCGCAAGGTCAAAACCTCCTATGCCAGAAAAAAGCGAAAGGTGCGTTTTGCTCATTTTTTACCCACCTCAAAACAGCGTCCTTCCGCTCTTTTCCCGCCAAATGCCAGAAGAAAGCATTTTGATTTTCGGAAAACGGTGCAGGACGGTTCATTCTCTCTGTGAAAAATCTTTCCTCCCGCAGCCCAGGGCGGAGAGTTCGCCGCCCCGAACTATGGAGGGGGGAGGGATACAGAGGATGGAAATCCCTGCATCCCCTATCATAGCATAGATTTTGGCGGTCCGTTCTCCAATTGGCAACCGGCTAAAAATTTTTTTCGTGCCCGCAAAGATAATCCAGCGTTACATTAAAAAAATCTGCAAGTTGAATGGCGGTATTGATGTCTGGTACTCTCTCTCCGCGTTCATATCTGCTGATTGCGCATTTACTCAGCCCGCAGCATTCCCCCAGCTTTTTCCGATCCATCTGTGCCCGTTCACGCAGCCTCCTCAGCCTCCTGGGGAACTCACTTTCCATCCTTCGTTGTTCCTTCCGGCAGATGCTCGCTGCAATGCAACCAGTTTACGACTGTACCCCGCACCGTGCAGCTATTGTTGGTGCAGGTAGAGCACTTTCTGGCAACTCTCCTCTTGCGCTTAGGTGGGGGCGCTGGCGGTGCAAGAGCCCCAAGGCCGATCGGCGCAATGCAGTCCTTCCGGTCAACCATGCTTGTCCTCCTCTCGGCTGATCTTCTCCACACAGACGTAAATCCCAGGTACCTCGGCCCAGAACTTTTCGCAAATCTCCGACGCCACCTGCGCATCGTCCTTCCAGAACCCAACAGCTGTCATGCAGTCCTTGAGTAGCTTTTGCAGGTTGTCGGTGTCGGGCTTGGTGATCCGGTACTCACCGTCCTTGTGCGGCCCTCTGGGGAAGCACCACTTCACCAGTAGACGCACAGCACCCTCCAGAGGGTGCGCCGGCTTATGCCCGGCCAGATGGGCTGTCAACTTGGACCGGGCTGTTGTCACTTCCGGCGGATCGTAGAACACTGGCTTGCCCTTGACCACACGGACCTGCTTCTCCTGGTGCGTGGCGGTGGGCACTTTTTCCATCGCCATAAAAAATTCCATTCACTTCACCTCGCTAAAGTGCGTCTTTTTTCTCGCGCGCTAAGGGGTGGGCGGTCAAAAAGCAGGGGGCGGTCAAAAAGGGGGGTGTATACCCCCTTTTTGACCCCTGTTTTTTTGACCCCCCGGTCAACTTTTGAACAGGGGTCAATTTGACTTTTGACCCCTAAATTGACCCGCAATTATAAACAAATTCTTGCTATAAAATCCGCTCACTTTTTGCGCGTTTTGCCAGGGTCAATTTTCAAAATTTCTTTCTGACCCCATAATTGACCCCTGGGTCAATTTCCAGAATTATCCGTTTTGACCCTTCTGACCCCATTTGGGGTGCGCTCAAAATCTGGGTGCTCATCCACATAATCCCGGACCGTATTTTTTGACTTGCTCATGTAGCTGATGAGTTCGGTCAGTGGTACACACCCGCTGCCATCCAGATCGCAGGCGTCAAAGGCGGTTTCCAGGGCGTCCAGTCGTTCGCGCCGCCGGTCCTTGGGTGGTGCAGATGGTTTTGCGCTCTTCCAGGCGGGAGCCTCTTTCTCCGGATCGATGTCCCCCAGCACGCCGCTGCTGTCCAGCCTGTGAATGGGATAGTCGAACCACAGGTTAACCGGGGGGAACTTCGGGAACTCTCTAAGCGTCCCGTCAATACGCCACGCTGTGCGGGCCTCTGCGGCCCTTCTGGCGGCCTCTGCGGCGGGGAGCATATCCCGGTATTCCCCGTCTGTCAGGACGGTCTTGCAGGCCTCCAGGGCGGCTCTCTCACTGCAAAGGGCATCCCGGCTGACTTCGTTTAATTTATTCATCTTTTCGAGGTGCTTGCCGCAAGCCTGTCCCACGGCGTTGTTGATCTCCTGCTTACGCAGGTCCTCGCTTACTGGCAGTTCAATGAGGTCCAGAAGTGCGTCCGGGTCACGGGCGAACACCCCCGAGCCACTGGCCCGGTCCATGGCCCTCTTGCCACCCTGGCTGCCCTTGCTGTGGTGGTGGCAGTAAATGACTGCACAGCCCAGCTCGGTGCATACCTTGTCAAACTGATTGCAGAATTTCGCCATCTGGTCGGCGCTGTTCTCGTCTCCGGTTATGACCTTGTAAATGGGGTCAATAACGATTGCGATATAGTTCTTTTTCATGGCCCGGCGTATCAGCTTGGGTGCCAGCTTATCCATGGGAATGGAGCGGCCACGGAGGTTCCAGACATCAATACTCCCCAGGTGCTGCGGGGGGTATCCCAGGGCCTCATACACGTCCCGAAAACGGTGGAGACAGGAGGCCCGGTCCAGCTCCAGGTTGACGTACATCACCCGCCCCTGGGCGCAGGAGAAGCCAAGCCAGGGCCTGCCCTCGGCAATGGCGATGCACAGCTCGATGAGGGCATAGCTCTTGCCCGCCTTGCTGGGCCCGGCCAGGAGCAGTTTGTGCCCCTGCCGCAGAACGCCCTCGATGAGGGGTGGGGCCAGCTGGGGCAGGTTGTCCCAGGCGGAGGCCATGTTCTCCGGGTCTGGCAGGTCGTCGCTGACGCTCTCAATCCATTCCCGCCACTCCGCCCAGGACGCCTTGCCGATGTTGGTTTCCACTAAGAATTGCTTATGCCCATTCCGGGTCGCGCCGGGCAGGCGGGACAGCCGGGAGGGATTGCGGTTCTGCTTATCGACCTCCATGCCGTTCTTCTCGCAGAAGGCGTAGAGGTAATCCACCCGTGTCCGGTACTCCTCGCAGGAAGAAGCATCGATATGAACAATGGCGTGGAGGCTCTTCCCGCCGGAGTAGACCAGGCAGGCCACCGGGAGCTCCATTTCTCGAATGAAAGCATTTTGCTCCCCCAACTCCATGGTGTCGGATTCGACCAGGGCATAACGGAAAGCGGTAACATTCTCGCCCTTGATTCCCTTGCCGTCCAGGGGGTTATACCGTATCCATGCCCCGGTTCCCGGATCGTAGTCCCCCAGCACCGCCCCCAGGTCGTCGCCGCACTTGCGCAGCTCCTCAATGAGCTGCCCCGCCGTGCGGTCGTAGTTGCCGCGAGTGGGCTTGCGCTCCCCGTTCTCCGCCTGGAAGGTCTCCGTCACATAGCCCACATAATCGTCCGGGGCAAAGAGGATGTTCAGATATTCGATGAGGTCCTTGGCGGGGTGCCAGTTGCTGTCGGCGGGCTCCTGGATATCCTTGGCCTCCAGCCATGCCCGGTCAACGATCACCTGCCCGTCCCGCTCGCTGATCTCGTCGTCCCAGTCCAGGGGGTGGACGGGCTGGGAGGGGTCCGAGGAGCGGGAGCCCATCGGACGCCACCCCCGGTCCAGGGCCATTTTGGCCACCGTGCCGCCGGTGACGGGGTTTTCTGTCCCGGCGAAGCTGTCCCATTTCCTCTCGCACTCTCCGCTGTGGTACCTCGCGCCGTCCCGCCGGGACCACTCGTCCCAGGCGGAGGCGGGATACCCCGCCTCCTTGAGCCCCATGCCCACCGCGAGCCAATCCTGATAGCAGAGCTCCGCCGGGTCGATGTGGTCCAGGGCCTCCAGTAGATTCAAGTTGTTCTCCATCGGTTACATCCCCACAGGAACATATGTCGCCGGGTCAACGCCGGAGGGTACTCTCCACCGCCCGCCCCGGCCGCTCGCGGTCATGCGGTCGATCATATGCTTGGCGTCCTGGAAAGGCCAGGTCCCAACGTTGCGGAAGCCGAAGTTCTCCAGCACCCGGATCTGCCGGGGCGTGGAGAGCCCCTCTGTCTTGCGCTTTGAGAGCCGGTCCAGGAGCGCCGACGCCTTTCCCGCGCTATCGATCTCGTCCGGGAAGATGCCGAATTTCTCCAGGTCTGAGCGCTGTTTCTCCGTAGGCGGGCCCATCTCCCAGCCAAAGGCGGGGACATACCCGGAGAGGTCCGCCGCCGCAATGGACATCTCGAATTGCAGGGGGTCCACCAGCTTCCGCTTTCTGGAGCGCATCTCGGAGAGCTGTTTGGCGAGGGATTCCTCCCGCGCCGCCACCACGTCCTCCCCGGCCTGACGCTCCGCCTCTTCGATGTCCAGGGGTGCGCCCGCCTTCTCGATGATCTCCGTCATTTTCTGCGCCACCGCCGCGTCCTCGCAGATCAGCGACGCCGGACGGCACAGCTCGTGGCGCTCGGTGTGCCACAGGAAGTCCAGGAGGAGCAGGTCCTCTTTGCCGGGATGGAGCCTCGTACCCCGCCCCACCATCTGACTGTAGAGGCTTCTCACCTTCGTAGGACGCAGGACCACCACGCAGTCCACCGCCGGGCAGTCCCAGCCCTCGGTGAGGAGCATGGAGTTGCACAGGACGTTGTACTTCCCCTCTTCAAAGTCTTTGAGGACTGACCCCCGGTCCGCGCTGCTGCCGTTG